CACAAGCCACGTCGCAACCGATATTGTAAACGTCGTCGTGACTTTTTCCGCGCATCAATAGCTTAACTATCTCGCGGGTTGTTAGCGGTGACGCTAAAAACCCGTAGTGCAAAAACCTTTGTTTGATATCGGTAACTTGTGACGCTAACTCAGTCATGCCGCCTCGCTTTCTTTTTCTTCAAACAATTTCAAAGCGGCGGCGGTGATCATGTCGCACAATTCGTAGTAAGCGATACGGTGAGCCAATTCGTCATAACCATTAAACGTGCCGCCCGCACGAATCTCGCTTTCCCAATAGTCAATGCGGGACTGATGCATCCATGCGACCATATCGTGCGCCTTGCCGGTATAAATTACATGCTCCGACCCATCGGCATATTCACTTGCCACTTGATAAATGTAGTCCTCGCCTTGATCCTCCCTCATGTTTTCAACAATATCTTCGGCATATTCTTGTGCTAGTTTTTGATAATCAGTCATATCAGTCCCCTTATATTTGGCGTGTTGCACGCGGTGAAAAACAGTTTTCTAGCTGGCATGTTTGCCTATTCATGTTTGCAATAATCCCCAACACGTCATGGTTAAAATCTGCGTCGGGCATATCTGCCATTGCTTCAATGTCAACGCCAGCGTGCCACAAGTCCATGACAAGCGTGCGCTGATCTATTTGAATGTTGTGTCTTGAAACAAGTGACATGGCGCGGTCTATCGTGTTTTGCATATCAATCCTCTACTACCGTTTCTGTAACAATCATATTAGCCGCCGCCGCCCGTTTTTCTAATTCGGGCAAAGCCGCTATATAGTCGTTTTCAGTTTTATAGGTTGCCACTTCTTCAGCGTGGCTCTTACTTTCAAAATAAACAATAATCATTGCGCTACGCCTAGTATTCGTTTTCTAAAATGTTACGCACAAGTGTGTCGTCACTTCCGACGCTTTTGCACAGGGCGTCAACAATATCTTCATTTTCTAAAGCAAGTGCTGGATCAATCAGAAACTCGCCGCATAGTGCGATAAATTCTAGCTTTGTCATATCAGTCCCCTATGAGTCTAGTAATTCTAAAAGTGCCATGTCATTTGCAGGGTCAAAAACCTCTGGAAAGCTAGCTTTTAATTTTTTGCGGTTCTTTAAATCCGCTTTTTCATATGCGTCGCCTAGTGCCGCCGCAAAGTCACCAAAAGTGCCGCCCTGCAATTTGTTAATCATGGCGTTTTCAGTTTCTTTTATGTCTTCAATATACGTCGTCATATCAGTCCCTTAAAAAATTATTAAATTAAAACCACAAAAAAATACTACCACGAAATAACAAAATAACACAAGCAAAAAAATGACATTGTTTGTAACTTTTTTTCTATGTATCCTATGAAAGAAATGTGTTTCAAAATTAACTCAATTAAAGTGTTACAACGTTACAACGTTACAAAAGTGCTTTTTGTTACTAATAACAAAGGGTTGTGTGTAACACTTGTGTAACAATGTAACGCCTATGTAGGCCGCGAACGAAGTTTTTAGATTTAAAAAGGTATTTCTTTCTATGAGTGCATTAGAAAAAAAGAACGTAAAAGACACATTAACCAACCGACAAATAGAGTTTTGTAAACTCATTGTAGATGGGCGGCACTCGAATAGTGAGTGTGCTAGGCAAGCAGGGTACAATGCCAGTAGCGCAAGATTCCAAGCTAGTCGGTTATTGAACGGGCGCGACTTTCCATTGGTCGCCGAATACATATCTGAATTACGCGAAGAACGGCAACGCAAATATGGGGTCGATCTGATAGGCCAATTAAAGCGGCTATATGAATTAAGCGCGGGTGCCGAAGAAGCAGGGCAGTTCTCTGCCGCAATCAACGCCGAAAAAATTCGATCAGCATTAGGCGGCTTGGTTATAGACCGACGCGAAGCGCAACACCTGCACAAGTATGAGAATATGAGCCGCGAAGAAATAGAAGCACAATTAAAAAAACTACGCTCAGAATTTCCCGCCGCTTTTGTCGAAGCAGAATATAGTGTGGTTGATGAAGAAGCCAGAACAAAACCTATGGCAACGGGTGAAGAAACACCTGCCCCAAAATTGCCACGCAACACGGGTTGAAAACCTAGCTGTCGCTGGCGTGCCCGACGTGCATATTGCCAGCCATGGTGCAATGTTTTGGCTTGAGTTAAAAACAACAAATGACAACGCTCTAAACATACGCAAGGCACAAATAGCTTGGCATATGGGGTATTTTGGTGCAGGCGGCGTTGCTTTTTTCCTAGTAGCACGCGCCAAGCAGGGCGATCTATTTTTATTTCACGGGCGCGACGCGCTGAAACTTGCGAGTAACGGCCTGCATAATATGGAACAAAGTGCCGTGTATCACGGCACAAGCTTGCAGGCTTGCGTCGATTGCGTCTTGCGTCTTGCGGGTGTGTATCGTGAGGCATAATGTCTTGCGAGTATTCTCTAAGCATAGAAAAAAATGAGCCGAGCAAAAAGACCCAAGGCACTCGATGGGGGTGCCTTGGGTCGGATGATTAGAATGCAAGATAGTCGAGAATATTATTCCTCGCCCAGACTAGAAATTCTTCATCGCCCATCTCTTGACGAAGTTCATTGTCGAAGCGATATGTTTCGCCTCTGAAATAGACAACAGCATCCACTGTGCCATCATCTACAAACTCTATCTCTTCAGTCATTCTGCCGCTTCCTTATTGTGGTGTTCAGTTATTCTCACAGCTTCATCGAAGTGCCGCTTGAGCCATTTAGCTCTTGGTTCGTCTGATACGTTCGTCGCCAGCCCAATATGGTTGCGCACGCACTCATATGTAATTAGCTCGTCGCCAGCCTCGAAGTTTGTCCCGTCGCGTTTGTTCCAGTACTCTGCCGATCCTTCGCTGTGTGTCGGCGCGACGTGACCAATCAATGCTTCCAGAATTCGGTAACGATACCAAAACTCAGTGCAGTTCTTTTCGGTTATGCGACCCAGCCCGACGCTCATCGTTAGCCAAATCAGCGCGTTAGTCTCTGGTCGCAGGTATTCTTTACCTTCTTGCGTGTCATGTTCGCCCGGCCACTCTTTGTCAGCTTGCGCCCAAGCGATGTGGTCGGGTACGTCTTTTAAATTCCAATTTAGTGCCATGTGATTATTGGGGCTGGATTGCTCCAGCCCCATCCTTCTAATCTTCGAGTGTCCAGTGATAGGATCCTACCGCTTGGGTTAGGCCGCACGCTTTCATGAAGCGGTGATAGTCAAACCGGTCATTGGTTGCGGCTAGGTTTTCGGCAAACTCTTCGCACAATGCGATGAAGAGATCTTCCGGCGTCTCGTCTCTCATCGCCGACATAGTGTCGGCGATGAGGTTGAAGTGACGACGTGTCATTGAGACAGCCATTAGGACGCCGCTTTCTTGGCGGCTTCCACCACTTCAGCGAAACTCACTTGACGAAGCAAACCGCTAATCTCGTCTCGCATTTCCTGCACCTTGTCGCGCAGTGCCTGATGGAGATCCGACATCATAATTTCGATGTCGATTGATCCAGTGATCGAGCCACCGTCAAACTCGAATTCCGATGATTCAAGTTCGATCTCCACGTCTTCCACCGTGACGGTGACGTATGAATCACCATCGTTCTCGAACATCAGTTCCATGATGTACTCGATGGGTGCTTGTTCGATCCAAGAATCTTGGATGTCTTGTGTGTCGTCAATGGACACGCTTCCAATAACAGATGCCATGATTGGCCCCTTTCGTTTTGCTTGGCATTATTGCCTCGCTTGCCTGATTATATAAGCACACCTAGCTCAACAGGTCAACAGAATAGTGAGGCAGCTTTACCCCAAAAAACTTGGGGTATTAGGCGCAAATCGCCTAGCCTATTCCAGCCCCTGTGTCAACAAAAAAACAGCCTGTTGGCCTAAAAACCTGTGGATAACTTGGGGGTAACTACCACTATATCTTGCGCCTGACCGAGGCCGCACCACTAGGGGTAGTGCCCACGAGGAGGTACGACGAGTACTTGGGGCACTGCCCCTAGCTGGGTTGATAAATTCATTGCCGTATAATATCGTTCGGATATGAGCCTAGATGCGATCCCCGACGAGGCGTTACACGAAATCCTCGCACTTCAAGAACAGCTTGCAACTCTACAAAAACGAGACGCAGCTAAAGATAGGTTTATGGCATTTGCCCATGGAGTCTATGATGATTTCATTGAGGGGAACCACCACCGGATAATCGCAGAAAAACTCGAACTTGTTGCACAAGGCAAACTAAAACGCCTGATCATTAACATGCCGCCCCGTCATTCCAAGTCTGAACTAGCTTCATACCTCATGCCTGCATGGTTTTTGGGAAGGAACCCTAAACTCAAAATCATTCAGGCAACAATGAACACGGAACTAGCCACCCGTTTCGGTAGAAAAGTGCGTGATTTGATTGCTGATCCCATGTACACCCAAATTTTCCCAGACACAGACCTTAAACAAGACAGTCAAGCGGCTGGTAGATGGGAGACAAGCAAGGGTGGTGAGTACTTTGCTGCTGGTGTCGGTGCCGCGATGACGGGTCGTGGTGCTGATTTGTTGATTATTGATGATCCACACTCAGAACAAGACGCTTTGTCGTCCACTGCATATGATCACACTTACGAATGGTACACTTCTGGCCCTCGTCAGCGTCTGCAACCGGGTGGTTCTATCATCATTGTGCAAACAAGATGGTCAAAAAAGGACTTAACAGGCCGGTTACTGAACGAGCAGATGAAAGACACGATGGCTGACCAGTGGGAACTGATAGAATTTCCTGCAATTTTGCCATCGGGGAACCCTGTCTGGCCTGAATTTTGGAACAAAGACGAATTACTGTCAGTAAAAGCGTCTTTGTCCCCTACAAAATGGAACGCGCAGTGGCAACAAAACCCCACATCTGAAGAAACTGCCATGGTCAAGCGCGAATGGTGGCAGGTTTGGACAAAAAACAAGGTTCCTCGACTCAAGTACATACTTCAGAGTTACGATACGGCGTTTTCTAAGAAAGAAACGGCTGACTACACAGCGATTACGACGTGGGGGATTTTCGATCCCGACGAGGACAACACTGAACACATCATTTTGCTAGACGCACAGAAAGGTCGGTACAATTTTCCTGAGTTGAAGGAGGTTGCGGCAGATCAATACGAATATTGGGAACCGGACATGGTGTTGATTGAGGCAAAAGCATCAGGTCAACCGTTGGCAGATGAATTACTCAGGATTGACATACCCGTTTTGACGTATTCACCGGGTCGAAGGAAGCGTGGTGGGGGCGTTGACAAGGTTACTCGTATGCACATGGTTGCCCCACTGTTTGAAGCTGGGCGAGTTTGGGCACCTGAAGAAACTTTTGCGGAAGATGTTATTGAAGAAGTTGCGTCATTTCCTAATGGCGACTACGATGACTACTGTGACAGCATGACAATGGCACTTATTAGATTTAGACAGGGCGGCTTTGCGTCGTTGGAAGAAGAAGAGGAAGATCCGTACTACCGGCGCAAAAAATATGAGTATTACTGATGGATCCTTTATCAACAGGACTGGCTGGTATCGCACTTGTGCAAAAATCGGTAGAGTTTATAAAGTCAAACATAGATACAGCTAATTCAATATCAGATATTGCGGGGGCGATAGATGGACTTTTTGCGGGTGAAAAGCAAGTTCAACAAGAAAGGTTTGGTGGCAAAAGCATTCTTGGGCAGACTAAGGATGCTGCGCACAGTGTTATCGACGCAAAATTGGCGCAGGAACAACTCCGCGATATGCAGATACTTATCGACAATCGGTTTGGGTACGGCACCTGGAGACAAATCATTGCCGAAAAAAACAAGCGTATCAGAGAAGAAAAAGAAAGGATCGCGGAAGAAAAGCGGATCGCGCGGCAAAAGAAAAAAGAACGTGACGAAATAATACTGGTTGTTGGCAGCGTAGTAGCAGTTGTCATGGTGCTTCTTCTAGCCGTTGTCGGCTACGTCAAACTGGGCTAGGCTGACGCATGGTAGAAAAAAGATATGAGTATGGTCGTGTTCCAAGACCCCAGATTGAAACAATGGCTCCAGACCGTAGCGCGTTTCTTGGCACTGGAATCATGGGGCTTTCAGATTTTATCTCAGACATCTTTACGCCAGCCAGACGCGAAATCATAGAAGAACCAAAAGTAGATTTCTTCACTGCTAAAGAATACCAACAAATAAATCCTGGTTTCTTTGCTGATAGCGTCGTTGATCCTGATGAGATGATAGCAGTGCAGCAAAGTGCTGGTGTTTATGGTGAGCCGGAGGTTGGCTTTGAATACATGCCTGCTGCAAGATTCGCGTTGGACGCTATTGATTATGTGAAAAGTTTTGTTACGGATGAGAAAACACGGGACGCGGCGGCACAGACTGCTGCCAAGATTCCTGGTATTGTGGCTGATGAGCTAGAAAAACAAAAAGAGTCGGTTGCTGTTGGTAGAACTGTCTATGACCCTGAGACAGGATCGACGACAACATTCGATCCTCTTGTTGCTGGAGTCGGGACACTTGCAACAGCTAGGTTGATAAGTGGTATGCCTGATGATGCTGTTGGTGTTATGGGTGGTTCTAAAGCCGTAGGGTACTTTGAAAAACGTAATGATTATTTCCAATCGCTGTCTGATGACAAGGCGAAAGGAAAAGATGCTGATGAATTTAAAGCCTATAATAAAAGCGGCGGTGGTTTTAAAGATCCTCTTTCTGAAGACTCTGCCTTTAGGTTTTTAATAGACTCAAGAAAAGCCAAACTCAAACCAGAGTTTATTGTGGATTTTGAACCAACGAACCCTAATCTTCCTAAGACAAGATCAGTTGGAAATAAAACAGAATTAGATGAACTAGAAACTTACGATACACCTGAAAAGGCTCGTGAAAGGGCTGGTTTTAGCCTAACAAACCTGTTGGTTTTAGAAGACGTACTAGATTTTCCTGAACTTTATAAGCGATACCCGACGCTAAAAAACTATTCTGTACAACGTCTAAGTGCTCATACTGGAGCAAAAGCTTCTTTTAATGAAGAAACCAAAACCATAAAGCTAAAAGCTTTTGAAGCGGGAGATGAGGACAATGCCGTTTCAAGCTTATTGCATGAAGTGCAGCACGCGATAGACGATATTGAGGGCGTAGACCCTGGATCTAGCCCCTCGTTGTTTAAACCTTTTATGTTTGAAGAAATGAAAGAGGGGTACAAAGAAAAATTAAGCAAAGCTAACGACGCTGTTGAAAAGGCTAAAATAGGGCCAACATTTCAGGTTCAAGAACTTTATAAACTATTTAAAAATAAGCCTACTGGAGAAGGCGTATTATATGGAAACGAGGCACTTCCGGGTGCCCTTAAAATTTTGCCGGAAGATGAAAGAACAAATGATGTTCTTAAAAACTTACAAAAAGCTTATGAGAACATAAAAAACAATCCAGAGCTAGAAGCACGCATAAACGCTGGTATTCCTGACGGTGCCGTTCTTGTTGGGGATGGGACAGAATCCGGTATACTTCAGGTAAAGTATTATAGAATTATGCAAGACTTGTTTGGAAAAGATACTGAAGCATCTCTTTCTAGTAAAACAGATGATAGAACTGATAAACAAAATATTGTCAAAGAAGTATTTGAGGTAAATAGCCGCCTTGATCAACTTGACGAAATTGAATATGAAGCTTTTGATAAGTACTACAAAACGAAAGGCGAGATAAACGCCAGGGCAGCAGAAGACTTTTTTAATAGCACAGAGCTTCAAGACTTTTACCCAGAGATTTTATTGCGAATGGCTCAAGAACGTCCTACCGGCGGCAGGTTATTTCCAGCTGATGCTACTCTTGATGACATCATGAGAGGGATTATACGAAAAGATGAAATAGACAGCCTAGAAGGGTTGAGCAAGGGCGGCGAAGTTAAGAAAGGAATTGGTTCCATGGCGAGAGAGGTGTTATAAAAAATCATGTCACAGTCACAATTACCGCCGGGAGCGATGGTTGACTCTGCAATGGGTGCGGGTGGTACGCCTCAACTCGAAGAGGGTATCGTCGAAGTTGAAGCGCAGAATCCTGGTATCACGGAAGAAGCGTTAGAGCAAATGATTCTTGATCTTGGCGACGAGGATCAAATAAACCCCGAAGAAACTTTGCAAGAATTAGGTCACACATCCAATCTTGCAGAATCGTTGGATGACCGCACGCTTGAAGGAATTGCAAGTGAGCTTGTTGATGCTTTTGAAGATGACCTTGATTCACGAGACGAGTGGGAACAGGCACTATCCAAGGGTCTGGGCTTACTAGGGATTAGTTATGAGGAACGTGATGAGCCATTCTCTGGCGCGTCCGGTGTAACACATCCACTTATCTCAGAGTCGGTGACACAGTTTCAGGCGCAAGCATATAAAGAAATACTTCCCGCAGCAGGGCCGGTACGCACACAGATACTGGGTGCACAAACGCCGGAAGCTGAAGATCAGGCAAAGCGTGTCGAAGATTTTATGAACTACTACATCATGGAAGTGATGGAAGAGTATGATCTAGACACTGACCAGATGCTGTTTTATCTGCCCTTGGCTGGTTCGACGTTCAAGAAAGTTTACTTTGATCCGATAAAAAATCGTGCCGTGGCTAAGTTTCTGCCAGCCGAAGATGTCGTGGTGCCATATTCGGCAACCGATATTCGCACAGCAGAACGTATCACTCACGTTTTGAGAACCTCTGAGAATGATCTGCGTAAGATGCAGGTCGGTGGGATATACAGGGATATTGAGATATCACCCTCGCAACTTGATGCTGATTCGGATGAACTGAAGGATCGTTTGAATGAGATATCTGGTGTTCGTCCGTCTTATCAGGACACCGGATACACGCTTCTTGAGATACACACCTATCTTGATATTGAAGGGTTCGAGGACACTGATATGTCTGGTGAGCCAACAGGCGTGAAGTTGCCTTACGCTGTAACGATAGATCGTGATAGCAATCAAGTTCTTTCAATTTATAGAAACTTTGAAGAAGAAGATCCAACACGCACGGCTCTTCAACACTTTGTACACTACAAGTTTTTACCGGGTTTTGGTTTCTACGGTTTTGGTTTGATTCACATGATTGGTGGTTTGTCTCGCGCTGCCACTTCTATCCTACGTCAGTTGATTGATGCTGGTACGCTGTCGAACCTACCGGCTGGTTTCAAAGCTCGTGGTGTTCGTATTCGTAATGATGATGAACCGTTACAGCCTGGTGAGTTCAGGGACATTGATGCGCCCGGTGGTGATATTCGTAACGCTATATCACCGCTACCGTACAAAGAACCTTCGGGAACTTTGGCACAGTTGCTTGGTGTGATTGTTGATAGTGGTCGTAAATATGCGTCGATTGCTGACAACAATACGGGCGACATGAATACTCGCGCACCGGTGGGCACGACGGTTGCATTGTTGGAACGTGGATCACGAGTCATGAGTGCTATTCATAAACGGATGCACTATTCTCAAAAGCAGGAGTTCAAACTTCTTGCTACCATCATCGGTGATACTGTTGATGCGTATCCCTATCAGTTGCGTGTGCCTGCACAGGTTGCACCGCAGGACTTTGATGGTCGTGTAGACATCATTCCGGTATCAGATCCAAACATCTTTTCTGCTGCACAACGTCAGGCTTTGGCACAGACACAGTTACAGATGGCGGTGCAGAATCCTGAGATTCATGATTTACGCGAAGCGTATCGTCGTATGTATGCTGCGCTTGAAGTTAAGAATATCGACGAGTTGCTGCCTAAGAAACCTGAACCGCAGCCGCTTGATCCAGCGGCTGAAATGGCGAAGGTTTTTTCTGGTCAGGATTTCAAAGCGTTCCCACAACAGAATCAAGAAGCACACATTACGGCTTATGTGCAGTTGTTACAGAATCCGATCATGAAAGAAACCAAGCCTGTTAAGGCAGTGTTGATTTCAAAACTGTTTGAAAGAATAGGTTTTCTTGCACAGCAAGTGGCGACTCAACAAGTGCAAGCACAATTACAGCAGCAGCTACAACAAATACAGGCGACAGTTACTGATCCTATGATGGCACAACAAATGCAGGCACAGGTGCAGGCACAGGCTCAACAACAGTTGGTGACTTCTATCCCACAAATTACGGCACAGCTTATTCAACAATATGCGCCAACAATATCGCCGCCTGAAGCACCTGATCCGCTTGTTGGTATTCGCCAAGCTGAAGTTCAGATTGCAGCGGCTGATCAACAGCGCAAAACGCAAAAAGACCAGACTGATGCAGTACTCTCAGCCGCACGCATACAACAGTCAGCACAGCAGGCTGAAGATCGTCTGGACACTCAGATGGAGATTGCTGAGAAGCGTGATGAAACAAACAGGGAGCGCATACAAACGCAAGAAGAGATTGCTGTGATGAAGGAGTTGAACAAGGGATGACTAGCCCGAAAAATAAACGGACATTAAACAAGGTCATCAAAGATCTTAACAAAGCATCAAAGACACATGCGCGTCAGGCTAGGACTTTGAAAAAAGTTGTAAGCTCAAAAAGAAAGAAGAAGAAAAAATGACTTCTGTTTGGGCTGGTCGCTGGGGGGAGTACCACAAAATAAAAAAGAAGATGGAAGAGTGGTATCGAAAAGGTGTGTCTATAGATGACATAGAAGAAAGAGTTCGTACAAATACTGACAACAAACCTGTAAAACTAAGGGTTGTTAATAATGACTAATAAAAAATTTGAAACCGGTAGCCGTTACGAAGCCCACGATCTTGATGGTGATGGAATCGTAACAGATGCCGAGATTGCCCGTGAAAAAGAAATGGTCGAACTGGAACTGCGCGAGGAGAAAGCCAAGGCACAACAGTTTATGGCCTGGACAGCAATGGCTAGTATGATTGTAGCAAGCGTTGTGCTGTTTACACCGATTGTTTCTGACAGCCGTGTTGCTGGTTTGGCTGATCTTTTGGGTTTGTTTTACATTGCACAGGCAGGGGTGGTTGGAACCTACATGGGTACAACAGCATGGATGAACCGAAAGTAATCTATAAATACAACGGCCCATTAAACAAGTATCGCCAATATAGCTTGATGAGAAAAAAGCAACGAAGACTAAAGAAAGAATGGGACTCGAAAGATAAAGGATTTAAGGGGTACTGATAATGCTTAGTGTAATAGGTTCGTTGATAGGTTTTGCTAGTAGCACGGCTCCAGCGATTGCTGATCATTTTAAACAAAAGAGCAATCAGAAGTTTGAACTAGAAAAAATGAAGAGCATGGCAGAACTGCGTAAGGCAGGATTCAACCATGAGTTAAAAGCGTTTGAAGCACAGGCTGCTGACAAAGAGCATGACAGACTGATTCAGCATGACATGAGTATCAACAGCGGCACAGGGATTATCTCTGCATTGCAACGTTCAGTGCGTCCAGTAATCACTTATTGTTTTTTTGGTTTGTTTCTGGCGATTGAAATCACGCTGTTGCGTGAGGCACTGAGTAGCGGCATGAGTGTAGCTGAGTCTCTTAACGTGTTGTGGGATGAGGATACAAAAGCTATCTTTGCTGCAATAATTAGTTTTTGGTTTGGTTCGAGAGCTATAGATAAAGCGCGAGGAAAGGGTTAGTCTGATGCCATTAAATAAAAAAGGCGAAAAGATTATGGATGCCATGACAGAACAGTATGGCAAAAAACGAGGCAAGCAGGTTTTTTATGCTAGTCTCAATAAAGGTAAAATAGGAGGCGTGAAGAAAATGAAAGATGGCGGTGATGCAAAACTTAAAACCCCAATCGACGATCTACCCAATCCCGGTTTGAAGGCTCTTGCTAGAACGGAAAAGGGTAAGAAAGCTGTGGCTAGGATGGGTTTCAAGAATGGTGGTAAGGTTGCCAAAGGTGGTAAGTGTCCTAGTCGCGGAACAATTCGTGGCACGGGTGCGGCTATATCTGGTGTCGGCTTCAAAGGCGTTCGATGAACCTTGTTGACTTCGTAACCAAATACCGCAAAACTCTGAACAATCGCATAAGTGATTTAACGATTGCTGTTTCAAGCGGGTCAATAAAAGACATGGAACAGTACCGCAGCATCGTCGGTGAGATACAGGGACTCTCAACCGCATTAGATGAATTAAGTTCCCTGCTAAAAGGTTTTGACACAGATGACGAAGACGTTACTGGTTCCTGATTACGCAAAAGCGGCGATAGAAGCAAAAAAGAAAGCCGAATCTAAACAGAAAGCAATGGAAAGAGTACCGCAGCCCACGGGCTGGCGTATTCTTGTCATGCCATATCGAGGGCGAGAAAAGACGGATGGTGGTATTTATATTCCAGATGCTGTCGCAGATCGTGAGGCACTTGCAACTGTGGTCGCGTATGTTGTGAAAGTTGGGCCACTTGCCTACAAAGATCCTGAAAAGTTTGGTGCAGACATGGAGCCTTGGTGCAAAGAAGGCGACTGGGTTTGCATTGGTCGATACGCTGGTTCTCGCTTCAAGCTAGAGGATGGCGAGGTTCGTATAATTAATGACGATGAAGTGATTGCTACAATTATAGATCCAGAGGACATCAAAATTTAGGAGAAGAGTATGTCTGAAGCAGAAGTAAAAGAAAACCAGGAAGAGCTAGACCTCGAAGTTGAGATTGAAGATGAACCAGCCCCAAGTGAATCTACCGAAGCTACTCAGGAACAGACCGCAACTGAGGACGTGGGTGAAGAACCAGCAGACCAAACCGAAGCCGTGGAGAGTTCAGAAAACAATTCGGAAGAATTGTCCGAGTACACGCAGGGTGTCCAAAAAAGGATAGACCGTCTTACTAATAAAAGACGCGAAGCAGAGCGCAGAGAGCAGGCTGCTCTTGATTATGCTGAGTCAATGAAAACTCAACTTGAACAACTGCGCGAAGAAAATCAGCGCAGCACAACTTCCTTGGTTGGTGAGTTTGGCAGTCGTGTTGAGTCAGAGTTAGAGGCTGCAAAGATTGCTTATCAAAAAGCACATGAAGAGGGTGATGCGGAGGCTCTGTTTCAAGCGCAGCAAAAAATTAGTCAAATAGCTATAGACCAGGCAAAGTATCAAGAAGCTAAGAACAGACTTGAGATTGAAAAAGAAGCCCCGGCACAGACTGTTAATCCGGTTCCAGCACAGACTCGCGCACCAGTCACTGAGCAAGACCCTGATCCTAAAGCACAAGCATGGGCAGAAAAAAACGATTGGTTTGGAGAAGATCAGTCCATGACATATGCGGCTTTTGGTATACACCGCAAGTTAGTTGAAGAGGGCTATGACCCCTCTTCAGATGAATATTACGCAGAGATTGATCGTCAGATGCAAGAAGATTTCCCAAGTAAGTTTGAAAAATCTGCTCCAAAAAGCGGAAAGCCACCCGTTGCAGCAGCGACAAGTTCTTCTTCTCGTTCGTCATCAAAACGTAAAAGAACGATAAAACTAACGGAATCAGAAAAAGCGATAGCTAGAAAACTGAATGTTCCATACGAAGCTTACGCCAAAGAAGTTGCAAAACTAAATAAGGATAGATAACATGACTGAGAAACGCATACCACGAGAGTCGCAAACTCGCAAAAAGACTGCGCGAAAAACTCCTTGGAAGCCTCCTAGTATGCTGGAGGCACCTGAAGCCCCCAAAGGATTTATCCATCGGTGGGTGAGAGTCGGCATTAGAGGTGAGGATGACAAAACAAATGTTCATTCGAAACTTCGAGAAGGATGGGAGCCAGTAAGATCGGATGAATATCCAGATTTTGAGGCACCCACAATCGACGAAGGTAAGTTTCAAGGCGTGATTGGAAACGGTGGGCTTATGCTTTGCCGGATTCCAGAGGAAACGGTTTCTGAGAGAACTGCCTATTTTCGGGATCAGACCCGCAACCAGATGAAAGCCGTTGATGAAAACCTCATGAGGGAACAACATCCCTCGATGCCGATACAAAGTGATCGGCAAAGTCGTGTAACTTTCGGGGGAAGAGGCAACGACTCCTCCGAATAGAACTGAAACGTTTGTTAGGAGTATAAAATGGCAAACTCAAATGGTGCATTTGGCTTACGTCCCTACTCCAAAGTTGGACAGAATACGAACAGCACGGGTATGACCGAGTACCGTATTGCCTCCGATAACTCAAACGTCATCTACACAGGTTCTCCAGTTATTCCACTTAGCACAGGTTTTATCGACATTGTTGGTGCAGCCGCTGGTGGAACTGTAGGTCTGTTGGGTGCGTTTAACGGATGCGAATACGTTAGCTCAACTACCGGTGAGGTCGTGTTCTCAAAACATTGGCCCGGGTCGGGTGCAGACAGTAATCATCCTGTCAGAGCCTTCGTTTTTGATGATCCCCTACAACAGTTTGTAGTAGCGTCTGACGCTTCGCTAACAAGTGAAGCGACTGCTCGTGCCGCAATCTTTGCGAACGCGAACTTCTCTTCGGGTACTTCTGGTAGTACGACTACTGGTAAGTCTTCCGCAGCGTTGGCAGTCAGCACAATCGCTACGACAAACACCTTGAATCTTCGGATCATGGGGATTGTTGATGATGTCGAGAACGCAGATTTTGCGGCCTCTGGCATTGGTGTAATCGTGCGTCTAAACAACCACTTCAATTCACCGAATGGTGCGATTGCAGGTGGTACTGTTTCGACGACAGGCGTATAGGAGTTTAGGTTATGGCTATTTCTCGCGCACAACTTGCAAAAGAACTCGAACCCGGCCTCAACGCCCTGTTCGGGATGGAGTATAACCGTTACGAAGGCCAACACGCTGAAATCTTCGACACAGAGGCTTCTGATAGAGCCTTTGAAGAAGAGGTCATGCTGTCTGGTTTCGGTGCTGCTCCCACTAAGTCTGAAGGTTCAGCAGTAACTTTCGACGACGCACAAGAGGCATACACTGCTCGTTACACACACGAAACAGTAGCGGCAGCTTTCTCCGTAACGGAAGAAGCTGTAGAGGACAATCTGTATGATCGTCTCTCATCTCGTTACACTCGTGCGTTGGCACGGGCTATGGCTCACACGAAGCAGGTTAAAGCTGCTGCAATTCTCAACAATGCTTTCGACAGCACCAAAAAAGGTGGCGATGGCAAAGAGCTTTGTGCAACTGATCACCCGCTTACTAATGGTGGCACACTGGCTAACGAACCCAGCACTGCTGCTGATCTCAACGAGACATCTCTCGAAGATGCTCTGATCAGCATTGCTGGTTTTGTTGACGAGCGTGGTTTGATTATCGCCCTTCGCGGGTCGAAACTAATTATTCCGCGTCAGCTTCAGTTTGTTGCAGAGCGTCTGATGGCTTCAAATCTTCGTACTGCCACGGCAGATAACGACACAAACGCCATCCGCAATATGGGAATGTTGCCGGAAGGTTATGTCGTAAACGATTATCTGACAGATACAGATGCGTTCTTCATCAAGACGGACTCACCGAATGGCTTCAAGCACTTCGAGCGTCTGTCGCTGACAACACAAATGGAGCCTGACTTCGATACAGGCAACATGCGTTATAAGGCGCGTGAGCGTTATAGCTTCGGCTTTAGCGACCCACGGTGCGTGTTCGGTTCACCGGGCGCGTAACTTTCCCACGCCAGAAAGGGGGCGGTTGTTTGACCGCCCCTTTTTTTGTGTCTATACTTTAAGAATCCTGACAGTCACATGGTGTGACTGACACTAGCCGCGACAGGAGATTTACATGGCTAATTCAACATTTTCGGGGCCAGTGCGCTCCAAAGGTGGATTCACCTCAATCAGTGAAAACGCTACAACGGGAGCTATTACAACGCTCTCAAGCATCAGTTCAACAGGCGTATCGTCGTTTGATGCAAACACACTCGCAACCGAAGCCGGAACAGGTATCACAGGTGGTACAGGCACGATCTATCGTAGTTCTGTCCAGCGCGTGGGTGGTATTATTACTACTCGTATTCTTATCGACCTGACTGGTTTGCGTTCAACTGCAAGTGGTGACATCATCGGTGTGAATGGAACGTCTAACGTATGTCACATTGGTCAGATTACAGCCGCCCGAAACGGAACAATTCTGACAGGTAGCATGGAGTGCTTTGAAGCACCTGCTGGTGGCGACCCAGACATCAACGTACACTCAGCTACAGAAGGCACGGGTGTTGAAGACGGTGCTATTTCTAGTCTGACAGAGACTCTTCTGGTAAATGCAGGCGATGCTACTCTTGGTAGTAAAGTGTATTTCTCAGCTGTACCCGCTGCGGATGAGTTCTTGTACCTCACATTGGGCGACACAACTGACGCTGATTACACTGCTGGTAAACTCTTTATTGAATTGATGGGTTACGAAGCCTAATAACGAGAGGGGGTAGTACCCCCTCTCCTTTTATAAGGAGTTTAGTATGGCAGGTTCAGATGTAAAAACTACTCGTGTGACAGCGACAGGCACGGCATCTATAGGTCGTTGCCGTTTGTTGCAGGTTCTTGTTACATCGGGCGGTTCAGGAACACCCGAACTAAAACTTACCGATGGGTCAGATTCTGGTGCAACCAAACTGCATGTCGATTTACAGACGGGTGAGACAGATACGATATCAATCCCAGCACAGGGCATTTTGTTTGAAACAGATGTAAACGTCCATACGATAGATGATATCACTTCTGTTGTGTTCTTTACTGCTTAGAAAGTAACAACAGGGGGACAAAATGGTTCTTCAATCTGCTGGTTCTGCGATAAAGTTCAGTGAGATACAGGACGAATTTGGCGGCACAAACCCGATATCGCTGTCCGAGTATTATATTGGTGGAGGTCTTGTTCCAGCCACTGTTATAGGTGGCGGTTCACCGGGTGCTTTTACAGCATTTTTTGGAAGACAAAGTGTAACCACGCCTTTTGCGGCTGTTACTGGAACTCCAAATGACGGAAATTATTACCTTCACAGAGAGATAGATGGGACTGATAGCTCTCTTGCTGGTATGCTTAATAGTAGCGGTAACCAACACATTTATATTTTAAAATGGCAAGGTGTAGAAATTCTTAGAAGCACATCTACAGACGGGACAGCTACTTTTCCTGGTACAGTTAATGCTGGTTCCGCTAACTCAGTTACTTTTGCATCCGCTTTTAACTCTGCTCTTAACTCATCAAATGATGTGATAATTTCAACGGGCGGCTTTGACTATCAAATAGGGTCGCAAACCTTTAGTGAAGTTACTATTTTTGATGACCCTGGTGCAAACGACGCTATTGAGCATAATAGTTTCCAAACAGTTCGTAGAAGAACCTCATCTACACAAACAACAAGTTCTGTAAATCCTAACGTGCCTTCAAGCGGTGAAGTGTCCATGTCTGATTACTATGGTGGTCGAGATGACTAGAAAAAGAACTAAGATGCCAGCCCGTAACAAGAAGAACTTCAGGCCAACTAAGGCTGGAGCAGGCATGACTAAAAAAGGCGTGGCTGCATATCGTCGTATGAACCCCGGCAGTAAGCTAAAAACTGCCGTGACAGGCAAAGTTAAAAAGGGTAGCGCGGCGGCGAAGCGCAGAAAATCATTCTGCGCTCGTTCTGC